TAATTGCCACACTTATAGGGACAGCGATAGGCAACCTATGAACCACGACTCGCCACGCCCGACTTGTGAGAAGTACGACCCCGAACTATGGTTTCCCGAGGTAAGTATTAACCAAACGCAATACACACAGAAGGGCAAGAAGATTATTGAGAAAGCGGTGCAAGCCCTTAAAGTCTGCCAGCATTGTCCGCTAATGGCTAATGGAGAGTGTCTGGAATACACCTTCCAAAGCCTAGACTCAATACGCTATGGCATATCAGCAGGACTTTTACCGACAGAGAAGCGCAAGATGATAGGCTATTCAATGGCAGATGTATCCGAGCCCTTCTTCGGTGCTATTCGCAGACAAGCAATAGCGGAAGGCATACCGACCCCTGACCAACCTAAGAGAGAGAAGCCAAAACCATTATACAGTCTTCACGAGTGGGACATATTAAAAGAACGCTTCGCCGAATAAAGGGCGCAACTAGGCTGGCTAGTATTCTCATACTACTTGGCATAGTTATCGTCCCTATTAGGCACACAGAGACCTTTAATAGCCCTTCTAAACACACACCAACGAAGCAAGAACTCAAAGATTATGCTCGCGCAAAGTATCAGCGTGATGAAATTCAGTTTGAGTGTTTTGATGCCTTGATAACTATGGAGAGTCATTGGAATTCAAAGGCTAAACACCCTCACTCGAAGGCATATGGAATTGGACAGGCTTTACCTGCTAGTAAAATGGCAAGCGCAGGTAGCGACTATCTAACTAATCCATACACGCAGATAGATTGGGCTTTACATTATCTTAAAAAGAGATACAATAATTCAGGGTGCAGGGCACTACGCTTTCACCTTAACCACAACTATTGGTAATGAGAGGATAAAGAAATGATATTAACAATACACGAGAAGTCTGGAACTTGGAAAGCAATACAGACTCGTGGATATTTCTTTATCAAAGACCCAAAGGGAAGCGGACACCCACCATTGAAAACCGCTAAAGAAGTAATGAACTACATTAAAGGAGAAGAGAGAAAATGACAAGCCAATTAGAAAATATAATGAAGCACTTCGGAACTTTCTATATGACACAAGAAAGCGACGAGTTTATGGAAGATACAATTAAAGAGATTAAGGCAGAGATAGAGGCAAGTAAATGAAGGACTATCCATTAGTTTTATTACACGTCCTAGCCAAAGATAAAGAACATCTACTAGACCATTGGCTTAAGACCCAACTAGACGAAATAGATTATCCAAAGAACCGCATTGGTCTATACATTAGAACCAACGATAACAAGGACTATACCGAAGCCACGCTTGATGACTGGATAATTAAGCAACGTGGAGCAGATGATTGCCCTGATGATACCTACCCTTGGTTTAACATAGAGTTTGATAATAGCAGTGTTGATGACTCAATTAAGAAGTACGATACCCACGAGTGGAACGCCCATAGATTTAAGTTGCTTGGTGCGCTACGCCAAGAAGGTATTCAGTATGCAATAGACCAAGACTACGATTTCTACTACACCTGTGACGTGGATAACTTCGTACAACCTGACACGTTAAAGCAGTTAGTCTCATACAATTTACCTGTAGTTGCACCGCTAATTAGATACGCTTTAGGGAAAGAGGAACATAAACCATATGCCAATTATCATAATATCGCTTCTAATAACGGCTATTATCTGGACAATTTCGCCTATTATAGAATTCTTAACGGAGAAGTCAGAGGACTAATCAAGTGTGATGTAGTTCATTGTACCTACCTAATCAACAAAGAGACACTCAAAGAGATTAACTATGTAGATGGAACAGATGACTATGAGTATGTAATCTTTAGTCGCACACTACGAGAGAAGGGTATCGTGCAGTATCTAGATAACACTAGACTCTATGGATACCTGACACTTGAAGAAGACTTAGACGCAGTTAAGAAGTGGATGGAGACATTGAATGCCAGCCAAACCAACTGAGATTAAAAAGATTGTGGCTATGCTTGATGAAGAAGCACCAAGTGTAGAGTGGTTAGCCGAACAGATATTTGATATGGTTGAAGAGATGCTATTGGCACGAGAGCAGTACGTGGTGATAGCAAAGCACCCAGACCTAAACCTATTACAAGCAGTCGGACCTTGGTATTCTAAACCAAAGATGATGAAAGAGTGGAGTAAGTTTGTTGGTGCATACAATCAAAACAGCAGGGCTGGATTTGCACAATTGAAACATATGAGTAAAATTAAGTAGTGGCGGGTCCTCTCCCCGCTGAAGGCTCGCAGACCTAATCCTGCTTGAGCCTCGCAAGACCTCACGGGTTCTTCATTTCCCTGTGAGGTTTTGTTCTTTTATGTGAGGTTTTAGTGTGAGGTTTTATCTCTTTGGATTATCTGTAGAGTAGAAGCCAGAAGAATTAAATCTAATTGGCACAGATACATAGACACGAGTCATAGTCTCTTGGCAACAGACAGGATTGTCTGCCTCAGCGTGAATGCTACGCTCAACTTCTTGCTCGCCACCACAAACGTTGCACTTATACTGGTATCTAGGCACTCTTATGTACCTCATCTGACTTAATCTTTTTAACTACACCTTGAATTCTTTCAAACCTAAAGCCAGACCAGTGCGAGTCACCAGCAATAACAACTGGCGCAGAGGTATAACCTAAACCTTTAACCATCTCCATTGCTTCAGCGTCTTCAGACAAATCAACTGTATCAAATGGAACATTCTCAGCGGTGAATACTCTCTTGGTCTGGTTGCATTGAACGCAGTTCGGGGTTGTATATATCGTTACCTTCATTAGTATTTCTCCCTTCCACATTTCATACACCAGATATTATTCGGGGCACTCATTGGTTTAATCCAAATATGCAGACCAAACATACACCTATATGGTGCAAATAATTTTCTTAATTTGAATTTGAACTCAGACATATTTCCCCTTTGCTATATCAGCCGCTAATGTTAATACAGATTTTCTTGTTCTACACCCGCACTCAGGTACATTGCACTCTTCAATAATCTCATCTTTAATTTCTTCCGCTATCTTCTGGCGCATCTCTGCTTCTATATCAAGCACGTAAGCATTAGCCAACTCAGTAAAACTATAGTTAAATCCCATTTCCATATAGTGAATGAACTTCTGTCCCGACTCAGTGCTAGGCTTAATCACTTAACTCTTCCTTAGCAAATGGAGATTGCCCACCAAGTTCACGGCTTAATCTACGCAGTGCACCATTAACCTTGCGATGTGCAGTAGTATCACTAATCTCTAAGTTGTTTGCTAGTTCTTGGAATGTTAAATCCTCATAGAACTTCATATGTAATATCATCTTATCATTTGGTTCTAGTTTACCTAGAGCCTTGCGTACATCAATCAATTGAACTACGAATGTACCACCCTCAGCAGGGTTGCCACCACCAGATACTCTAGGCTTAGAACCATTGCGAGTCTCTGCCACTTCGTGCCATACGAATGGAAGTATCTCAGCCAATATAGTTGGTGAGTAATAGGCTTCATCTTCTAGATTATAGCCAAGGAATTGTGCCTTCTTGCTGCGACAATACTTATCTGCTTGGCGTTGTAATGCACGAGCCAGCATACGAACACCCTTATTAAGTTGCTCTTCATCTTCTGTGTCGAGCCATTCTCTGACCTTAACTTCACGTCGTAAGACCCATACTAATAACTCTTGGCGCAAGTCATCCACACCAAAGTAAGTATGATATTTTTTATGAACGGAACGAGCAACGTTGGCTGCTACATCCTTAGAAGTTTCAAGCCAGTCTACCACTTATAAACTTTACCATCCACAGTAAATGAACGATTAACAATTGGAACAAGTTGTGGCATTACATTCTTTCCATCAACGTGAAGAATTGCAAAGCCTTGTTGCCAAGTAAATAGTCCACCCTTAATATACTTAGCGTTCTTAATATCCATTAGGTGTCCAACTTCTAATCCCCACACAGTCTTAGAACCTTTAGCCCAAGATTGTGTGTAATGAGTCAGACCCATTCTATGCGTGTGTCCACATACAACCGACATACCAGCACGTTTAGCAAGCCCCAGTGCTGTAGCACCAGCAGTCGGTTGAATGTTGCCCTCGTCGCCGTGCATCAACAACCACCCTGGAGCCAATTCATAACTCTCGTGATGGTAGGTGATACCCAACTCTTCTAACTTTAGAAAGTTCTCTATCTCTAATTCAGGTAAGCCAAGAAATCCTGGTGCTGAATTACGAATCTTATTATATAATCTGTCGCTATGATTAGAGCGAATGATATGTTCAACTGTTAAGTCACGTAGTAATTTTACTGTTGCATCTCTATGCCAACCTAGGCTACGTTCCCACTCGCCTTCTTTACCTTGTTCCCATCGAGAGATTTGAGGTAGGTCAATCTCATCTCCAACTGAAACTACAGTATCTGGTTGGTACTTATAGATGAAACGCTTGACGGCATTGACCGCATCTACATCGTGATAGGGTGCTTGAAGGTCAGAAATTACTACAATGGACTTCACTCGTCACCGCATCCACAATCACAGTCATCAAAATCTAAATCGAAATCAATGTAAGTATCCTTAAGCATCCAGTCTGCTAAGTCATATAGTTTCTGTGCGAACCAAACTCTCATTCTTCGACCTGCCCTTCGTAGATATAGTCCTTGGTCTTTTCGTCCAATTTGTAATAGTATATCACATTGACACTATTTGGTAGTCTTTGTATCATTTCTATGTTATCTAGTACCCACAATGGTGCTGGCACAATGCCACCATCTTTGGGTCCACCTATAAATTTAGGCTCATAGTATTCACTCACTTATTATCCTGCACGAACAGGGAGATAGGTGGCTTAGTGTTAATATCATAATTACTTGCAATCATTACAGCCTTTTGAACCAGTAGTTTTGCTGCTGCTGAGGTGGCTGGGAACTTAGCACTAGCCAATACGCCAAGTGCTACATCCCCACCAGTACCTTCGCCATACATACCACGTTCATCTCTAGTCCAAGTTAAGTCTGCATCTATTAGATAGATAACACCCTTAATGGCAACCATTAGAGACCAAGAAGTATCTTTATCCCAGACATACTCTTCTAGTTTTAATGCTTCTCGTAGGCTTGGGATGAAATCAACTGCCATAAATTTATCTAACTCAGATGGTTCACTTCTAGTTGGTTCACTAAAAGCCATATGATGTTGGATAATTTGTAGTGGTCTTAACTCACCACAGATAGCAATGATGTATCCCTTGGTTTTGAATATCTTGCCAGCAGATTTTGGCACCACATAACTACGTGTGTCATCAACGAACTGAGCATCGGCGCCAATGACGCACCAGCCCTTACCTTGAATACCAGCAAGCGTAGTCAATTAAGCAGCCATCCTTTCAAAGAACCAATCCAGCCCATCACTTAAGTATACAGCATTAACGTCGCTGTTCTCAGGTAGGTGGATTACTTCTGCTATAGATATATCTTCCTTAATTCTCTTCGCAAGTTCAAGTCCAGGATTTTTTCCATCGCTCTTAACATCATTGTCTGCAAAGATAAGTACCCTTGTATAAGATTCAAATAGTTTCGGGAACCAAGGTTTCCATTGGCTGACTCCTGCCACACCCACCGCTGGTATGCCGACAATCCCCGACAACACCAAAGTGTCAATCTCACCCTCGCAAATGGCGATAGTATCGCTATGTAAATGCAAATCTTTAACATTGTACATACCAATCTTTTGCCCAGTGGGCCATAAATACTTTGGAGTTCCCTCATCAAGCCTACGGAATTTAACGCCCACCACACCAGCAGGAGTAATGTAGGGAATTGATAACATATTCTCGGCAAGTTCGTGTCCAGCAATTGGGTCAACTACGCTTCCAAGAAGGAATGTATTTGCGACTGCCTCGCTTATCCCTCGTCCCTGAAGGTAAGAGAGAGCCTGTGGTGTTAGAGACTTGGAGTATCTTTCTGCTGTGTCCGTTAGTAATTTGCGTTGCTTTTCGCTTAGCATCTGTGAAACTTATTCCTTCCTTTGCTTGTATTAAAGTGTAAACATCTCCGATTACTTGACATACTAGACAATTGTAGCCTTGAGTATCCAAGTTATATGCCGCTGAAGCGTGTGAGTCGTCGTGAATTACACACTTACAAGGAACCCAGCCGTGTCTATCTATAACACTAATGCCATAGTGCTGTAGTACAACTGCTAGGTCTGGCTTACTTATCATTGTTCCACTTGTCTTAACCATTGTTCTAAATCCTGAATGACCCAACTCTGTTCTAGTCCAGCATTGCGTCGCTTAACAATAACATAAGCAGGTGGTGTTTGCTCTAGTCCTCTAGCCTTGGCATAGTTATTAGCCTCGGTTGTAGCCTCTCTCCAGAACTGTGGTAGTTCCATCTTGAGCGTAGCCTTGAGTTCAAAGATGTATGGCTGACCTGCAACTATGCACACTATGTCGCCTTCGTCATCCTTACCAGCCAAGCGTAAACGCTCTGCTAATACACCCTTGCCTCGTAGCCACTTGAGAATTGAAGTCTCAAAGAGCGCACCCTTACGTTTATTCTTTGCGCTCATAACCCCAACATAACTGCTACATCAACAGCGTCGTGTTTAATTAAATACTTAAATGCTAACCCTCGTTCTTCTTCAGTTGCATCTGGTTGCATATTTACCCAGTCTTGCATCTCGTTAAGGGTTGCACTCATTAAACCTTTATTCATTCCTTCTCCTTTAATAATTCAATTGGCACTCGCCAACCTGATATCGATTCATCTCTATAAGCATCCACTTGGTATTGGGAAGGGAGAAACCACCCATACACATTGACTTGAGTATAATACTCTTCATCAATAATCTTAGTACCAAATATAGTCTTATCTAAATCCTTTGTCCAGAATGGAATTGCATTAGCAGTTCTAACTGTACGAACTTCTCCACGCGTACCTACATCTGGAAGTCCTGCTCGTGCCCAATGAAATTCATTTGGATACCAAGGTACATTCCAAGCAATATTATAAACCTTAGCCACTGCCCACTCAGAGATATTAGCCCTGACATTTGCTAGTAGTTCGTGTTCTAATCTACCTGCTGCTTTACCTGCAGCATAGTTAGGTCTATCAACAGAAGAAAACTTTGTGAGCCAACGCTCTGTTGCTAGTTGAGTACATACTCTAACTTCATCTTTACTTAGTTCAACTATCAATTGATGTCTCTCCAAGCCTGTTGAATATGTTGAGAAGCCTTGTCTGAATACATAGTCATACGACTTGCATCTGACCAAAGTGTAATGTAGTGGTCGCCAGTTGCACTATGTTTTGCAAAGCGATTCTTTACGCAAGCCAATCTATATTCACCGCTATGTGGGACAAGTGCTACAGTTAAAATCATTTCAGGTAACTGGGCTATCTTGCCTTGAATAGACTTACGACTTGGTGGCATATCAGGTTGACCCGTAGCCTCAGACGTGTGGTGTAATAGAAGTACGCAAGCGTCAGTCTCGCGAGCAATATGGTGCATAGCCTTGGCGATTTCTCGTAGTCCTGACCATTCATCATTGTGTAATGATACAACATTCATAGCGTTATCCACAATAATCATTTGAGGATACTCACCATATGCTTCCGCATACGCTCTGATAGATAAATCAATCTCATCAAGGGTAGGACTTGGAGCAAAGTCAAACTGTAAATGTTTAATCGTTGCTAGTTCATCTTGATAGAATTCTCTACCATCGCCATTAGCAAATGCCTCTTCAACAGTTTTAACTTGTTGACCAGTAATCATTGCTGCTGCACGAATAGATGTGGTGTACGCATCTGTATCTGCTGATATATACAGCGTTGGCACTTTCATATGAACTGCCATCCAAAGGGCTATTAAAGATTTACCAGCGTTAGGTGCGCCAGCAATCATTGTTAATTGACCTCTGCGAAACCTAATCCCCTCATTCTGTAGTGGGGGGAATAGGTCTGGCAGTATCTGAAATTCGTTAGTGCTTCTCGCTGCCGCTTGAGTTAAGGACAGCACTCAGAACCTACTTAACGAACTTAGGAGCGCATTGGTCAGGGGTTCCCTTCGGTGACGGACAGAACCAACCCTTCCACGCCTTCGGTGCATCAGCCTTAGACGCTCTCCATACTAATTCTCCGTGCTTACAGTGACCTTCAGGAAGGTTCGCTGGTGTCGGTGATGATTGAACAATTGGTGTTGCACCAAGAGTTGCTTGTACTGTTGCAACTGCTCCACTCATACCAAGTGAACGAGCAGTCTCTGCAATGTTAGATGCTGCTGCTTTAATACTAGCCAGTTGCATTTCTAAATCAGTTGCATTATCTGCATATACGTTGATAAGTGTTCCATCTACAAGTTTG